CGTGAGCTTGCGGAAGACCTGAAAAGGGCTGTGGAGCTTGACGGACAGCGTGAAGCCGCGGGAGAGGTCGAGAGCGCGGCACTCTACGGCGAGGAATGCAGGCTGTTTTTGCAGGTCTTGTGGGCTTTCGCCGACGCAGGCACCCCCGGTCTTCCTCCGTTTGACGCATGGCTGAAAACGATAAAAGGCGTTGATATGCCGTCTGTCGTCAAGGTCGTGACCGAGCTGTACATAGACACCATGAAGCCCGACAAGCGCTATCGTATGCGCACGGAGGACGGAGACACGACCTCTCTGACCACCGAGGAGCTTGCGGAGATGATATACAGCACAGGGGCTGACTCAATGGCTCTGCGTGATCTGACTGTCGGTATGGCGCTGAACCTCGCACACGCGCATATCAACAGCATACGCCGCGCAAAGGGTGAGACGGTAGCCGACCCCGAAAAGCAGTACAAACAGCTCCGCGGGATACTGGACGCATACGATCGAGGCGAGATACCAGATTCATGCATCGACAAAGCAGAGCTGGAACGAGTACGCAAGGCGGTAAAGGAGTGGGAAGATGGCTAGAAAAATTAAGGGCATTACCGTCCAGATCGGCGGCGATACTTCGGGACTGACAAAAGCCCTTTCCTCTGCGGATAAGGCGCTGGCGACCACACAGAGGGAGCTTAACGAAGTACAAAAGGGCTTGAAGCTCGACCCCTCGAACGCCGAACTTGTGCGGCAAAAGCACGAGCTGCTTTCCGATGCTATAAAAACCACCGCTGACAAGCTCAAAGTCCTTGAAGAAAATCAGGAGAAAGCGAAACGGGCGTTTGAAGCCAATGCCGAATGGGAACGTCAGTACGCGCCCCTGAAAGCGCAGATAGACGCGGCAAGTGAGAGCCTGAAAACGCTGAAAGCCAAACAGGAAGAGGCAAGAAAAGAGTTTGAAGCCGGGAACATCAGTGCGGAAGCTTACGACAAGGTAAAAGCCGACGTAAAAGAAGCCGAAAAAGCCCTTGTCGATCTGAAAGGGCAGAAAAAACAGCTTGACGCGCAGTTTGCGGACGGACATATCACAGCCGAGGAATACCGGGAGTATCAGCGGGAAGTTGAGAACACCAGAAGCAGGCTTCAGGGCTTGCAGACGGAGCTGCGAAATACAAGCAGGGTATCGCAGGAGCAGAAAGCGCAGATCACAGAGTTTGGCAATCACGCCAAAGAGACGTTTGCAGGCGTTGTAAAAGCGGCTGCTGCGATAACTGCCGCGCTGGTAGCTATCGGCAAGCAGGCAGTCGAAACGGGTGCAGAGTTTGACAAGTCCATGTCGCAGGTGGCGGCAACGATGGGCTACTCCGTGGACGAGATCAATACCGAAGGCTCGGAAGCCGCAAAAACGTTTGACAAACTCCGCGATTTTGCGCAGGATATGGGCAAAAGCACGGCGTTCTCGGCAAATGAAGCATCACAGGCATTAAACTATATGGCTTTAGCCGGATATGATGCGGACAAGTCCATCGCCATGCTCCCAAAAGTGCTCGATCTTGCGAGCTCCGGAAACATCGAGCTTGCAAAATCTTCCGACATGGTGACGGACGCACAGTCCGCGCTTGGTCTGAGCGTGGAAGAGACCGAGATCATGATAGATCAAATGGCTAAGGCATCGGCACGCTCAAACACATCTGTCGAGCAGCTCGGCGATGCCATACTCACTATCGGTGCGACGGGTAAGACGGTAAAGGGCGGCACGAAAGAGCTTGCACAGACCCTCGGACTGCTTGCGGATAACGGTATCAAAGGCTCGGAGGGCGGTACAAAGCTCCGAAACATCATACTCGCACTGCAAGCACCGACTGAAAAAGCCACGAAAAAGCTTGGTGAGTTGGGTGTAAGCGCGTTTGACAGTGAGGGCAAGTTCAGGAGCTTACAGGATATCTTCTACGATTTCAACGTAGTGCTATCCGATATGAGCGAAAAAGATGCGGCTATCGCAAAGTCTACGATTTTCAGCAAGCGTGATATCGCGGCTGTAAACGCACTGCTAGGCACGAGCGTTGAACGCTGGAACCAGCTCGGCGCGGAGATCGAGGACAGCGCGGGAGCGGCGCATGATATGGCTGAAACTCAGCTCGACAACCTTGCGGGTGACGTAACACTGTTCAAATCGGCGTTAGAGGGCGCAGAGATCACCATATCAGACAAGCTCACACCGAGCCTGCGGAACGCCGTGCAGTTCGGCACGGAAGCAGTCACAAGGCTTGCGGACGGGTTCGGCGAGGCGGGGCTTTCGGGAGCGGTAACGGCGGCTCACAAACTAATCGAAGAAAAGCTCGGCGAGGACGCGCAGATAATTTTCGGCATTGAGTCAGCGGCAAAGGCGGCGGCAGCGGCGTTTGTAACTTATAAGACTACAATGCTACTTTCGGAGGGCATAACGGCTCTCAAAACGGTAAACACTCTCCTTGCAGAGGGCAAAACGCTGACCGAAGCGCTTAACGCAACAGCCGCAGTGAATCCGTATGTGCTGATAACAACTGCGGCTTTTGGTGCGGCTGCTGCTGTCAAGAAACTGATAGACATTCAGACCGATCTTATTGACGAAGCCGTAGACAGCTACGACCTCATGAGCGACAAGCAAAAGCAGGCGGTCGATAACGTCAGAAATTTGACAAAGACCGTCAGCGACAGCCGCAAAAGCTGGAACGAGAGCCGGGAAGCGGCGGAAAAGCAGGCAGAAAAGTATAAAAGGCTTGCAAACGAGCTGTACCGCCTTGATGAGCAGGAAAAGTTAAGCATTGCCGACCGTGAACGCATGAAAGCTATCGTCGGGGAACTGAACAGCTCCGTTGATGGGCTGAATATCAAGCTCGACGAGGAAACGGGGCACCTCAAAACGCAGAAATCGACCATTGACGCGCTTATATCGTCGTACAGACGGCAAGCCGAAGCACAGGCTATGCAGGCGCGTTATACGGAACTGTATTCACAGCAGATAGATGCGGAAGAAAACCTCAAAAGAGCGACCGAGGAACGTGCGGCAGGGTATCAACGGCTGAACGATATACAAACCTCGCTGAACAATGCACAGTGGGAGTATCAGAAAGCAGCCGAAGAGTACGCAAATCAAAACTTTTTAGCGCACGCGGCGGCAGAAAGTTCCGCAGAAATGGACGCAGCTGCGGCAAAAGTCGCAGAGCTTACAAAGCAGTATGAAGAACAGGAGGGTGTTGTCGGCGACCTTAACGCCGCATATGCTACGGCAAGCAGCACGGTGCGAGGCATCGGCGACGACATGACCGCCCTCGACGAGAGAGCCGCCGAAACGGGCGCACATCTGCAAACAGCCGCAGACGGCGTTGAGGGTGCACTTGATGATGTTCAGGGCGCGGCAAAGCAGACAGGCGATGCCATAGTGCAGGCGTTTGATGTTGAAGCCGAGATCAACAGCGCGGTCAGCCGTGTTGAGGAGATCATCAAGGCATACGATGACAAGCTCGCGGCGCGGACGGGTACGCTTCAGAACTGGTTCGAGGTGAATGCGACAGTCAGCAAGGAAGAGGCGAATTTCAATTCACTGAATGAAGCGCTTGACAAGCAGATCACCGATATGCAGGAGTGGTCTGACGGTATCGCACGGCTCGAAAAAGAGGGTATCGACGATAACTTCCTCGACAAGCTGAAAGACGCGGGTCCCGCTTCGCTGGAGTACGTCAAAACGCTGCTGAACGTTCCGAAAGAAGACCGCAACGCCTACGCCAAGAAATGGCGGGAGGCATATGAGGGCGCGGCTAAGACCGCCGAAGAGCAGCTCAAAGCAATGCACGATGCCAGCAATGAGGAGATAGCAGGCATTCTCAAAGACGCGAATGACAGGGGCGCGGACTTTGAATCTGTTTTCAACGGTCTCGGTGTGAATGCGGCGAACGGCTATATAGATGCACTGCGCGGCAAACTTGACGAAGTAAAAGCGGCAGCGCAGGAGCTTGCGGCGGCTACGAGTGAAACGATGGAAACGGAGCTCGACATCAATTCGCCGTCAAAGGTAATGCGCAAGATAGGCGAGTACACAGGCGAGGGCTTCACTCTCGGTATCGAGGACGAGGTGAGCAGCGCTGTAAAGGCTTCCAAAGAACTTGTTGACTCGGTGGTCGGTGCAAGTCAGAGCGCCGTCAAAAGTGCAGAGCTTGCCGTCCCCGACATGAGCGCGGCGACACAGACGATGAAGTCCTACCGTGCGGCGCAGTTGTCATCTGTCGATTTGCAGTCGAGTGCAAACGCAGGCGATACCGCAACGGCAGTAAAGCAGGCTTTGAACGAGATCGTTTCGGGAAATGTGGAGATAGTGACGGAGATGGACGGAGACCGCTTTGCACGGACGATAGTGCCGAAAATCGACCTGCTGCAAGGTCAGAAACTGATAGAGGTAGAGGGGGGATATGCAAGTGTATAGGCGCAGTATCACATTCAACAATGTAAACTCCCTTACAGGGTTCGGCGTAGTGATAAATAGCGAAAAAACAATCCTGCCCGACCCTGAACAGCGGTACACATACGATACGGTACCGTTCCATGACGGCGTGTACAACAGCAGCGCGGTCAACGGGCAGACATACTATGAGCCCGTAACGCTGACATACGTTTTCGTTCTGCACGCTTCGAGCCGTGTGGCGGTACAGTCGCTGCGAAAGCAGATAATAAACGCATGGAGCGGGGCTGTGGGCGATCTCACAGACAGCGATATGCCCGGCTGGAAGTATACAAATGCAATGCTGATAGGTGAACCGCGTCTGGAATACTACTCGCGGAACTTCACGAATGCGGAACTCACGCTCACGTTCACCGCCGACCCGTATATGCAGAACGTGACCGGCTCCCGCCAGCGCCTGACAACATGGGCGGCGCAGGGCAACACGGCGCGGGCGGTGATAGACAACAACTACGTGTACCCCGTCACATGGCTGGAAGTTCCCGCAACGCCCGCGAACAACGTTCTGACGTTCAGCATAAATTCGACGGCAGAACAGTCAAGTCTGCGGAGCTTTTACATTTTCGGCATTCCGAGCGGCGTGACCGTTTCGGACATATACGTTGTTCGGCAGGAAACGGTGATACGCGATCTTGTGACGATGACAGCACCCGACCGCGGAACTCTCGGGAGTGTTGAAGCGGATGACATGGTAGTCATCACGTACACCGACGATATAACAGCGGCGGTGGCGGTCGGCGGCGTATCTTCCGGCACATCGTATAGCGTAACAAATCCGCTGTATCGTCTGAATGCGCTGACGGAAGGAACGCCGACACTCAAGATAAACGGTTCAGGGCAGAGCATAGTACAGCCGTTCACGCTTCCTGCAACGGCGCTGCTTGCGATAACGACGAGCGGCTACGGGTACTATGAACTGTGGCATGATGATACGGAGGTGAGACTATAAGTGTATGCAGTGACGTTTGAAAAAGACGGGCAGGCTGTGTGTCTTGCGCCCGACGAGGTCGCGGCAGACGATGAGATAGCCTACGAGATATCAGCGAAAACAAAGCTCACTCTGCTCATTTATCCGCAGTTTGCGGCGTGGGATTTCCCCGAAAAGAACACGACCGTCACAATGCTGGACGTGGATACGCATTCTATGGGATTCTACGGGCGTGTGACGGACGTTCAGGACAGCATGGACAGCTCCGGCAAGTTCTGCCGCCGCGTTACGTGTGCCAACGAAATGGACTTTCTCGACGACACGCGGACGGCGGCGACGATACCCGCAAACACCTACACTATGGCGATTTTGACAACGCTGCTTGATGCTCATAACGCGAAAGTCGGGGTAAATAGTCCTCGGAGTTTTGCCATTGGCACTATCACGGCAGTAGCGGGGAAGAAACTCACAGACGATCTGACATTTGACTACACAACGACCCTCGAAGCGATCAAAAAGGTGTTTGTCGAAAACTTCGGTGCGGAGATCAGAACGCGGCGTATCGGCGGCGTGAACTACCTCGATGTCGGCAAGTTCGGCAGTCAGTCGGAAACAGTCATCAAGATCGGGGGCAATCTGCAAAATATCCGTGCGTCATACAGCGCGGCGAACCGCATTGTTACGCGGCTCATACCGCTGGGCGGTGTCGGGTACGACGGGAAACGGCTGACGATCGAACAGGCTCCCGGCAACACGTCGGGGAATATCTACATAGACAACGCCGAAATGCGGGCGAAATACGGCATACATGAGGGCGTGATGATCGTAAACGACCTCGTGAAACCAAACCGCTACACCCCTGACATTCAGCGAGTGTCGCAGCAGCTGTACGAAATAGGAACGGAAGCGGCGGCGGCGCTGTCTGTTCCTGCGGTGGAGATAACGCTTTCGGCGCTCGACCTGCAAAAGCTGGGGCTGTCCGGGTACAGCGGTTTCACCCTCGGAAACACGCACATGACGATATGCCCGAAACTGGGGATATATAACGACCTGCGGATAACGGGCTTGAAGCGAAAGCTCTCCTCGCCGCAGAACACGGAGCTGACGATCTCGACCGTGAACAAGGTGCGTGATAAGTATAACTCTAACTTGTCCGCCAGACTCGCGGCGATAGATAAAAATACAAACATCAAGATCGACTCGAACTCGTATACCTACACAAGCATTGTGAACAATCACTTTGACGGCGTGGAGAATCTGAAAAAGGTAACAAAAACGCAGTACGATCAAACAACAAAAGACCCAAAGACGGCGTACTTCGTCGATGACAACGGAGATTATACGCTGTATCTTGGCGAGGATCAAATAAATCTGGGTGGCGGCGGGGGAAGGATAGAATATGCGGCTATAGTCAGCGGGGGCGGCTGGACACCCGCTACCGAGCCGATAGACGTTTTTTACAGTCAGGGAGTGCCCGCATACTACGGCGGTGCGCCTGCGAGAATGATAATTCAGGGCTACAAAATGCTGTTCAACGTGCCGTTTTCGGATATCACGGTAGCGGACGTTTACAGCGATATCACTCTCAAAGATTTCTACTACAATGCGTTAGACGATATCCGCGCATGGGTGTATGTCAGGTCACAGACTGCAACAACTGTTGAGATCGGATTCAAGGCAACGATAAACGGCGTGGCGTATAGCGGCGCAAACGCATACTATGTCCGCTATGCGATAACGCCCTCTCAAATGGCGGGTTTTACGTGCGGGATATGTCTCGATTTTACAACATTATCGGCTCGTGCGGCGGGTTCAGCTGACCCATACTTTGCTTTAGCGAGTGGAGTGGTCAGTCGTGACGGCAACAGCGATCACAATATTTTCTTAGTGGCATTCCTCGGCGGGAACATCTTAACACCTGTAAGCGAGTACTATGGTACATGGCGCGGCAGAGGGTCAGTCACAATCCCGATCTTAACGACAGCCGAATCCGAATATCATTTTGATTTCGGCACGTCAAAGCGGTTCGAGCCGGAGGTGACGTGATGGCTGTAACGATAGAGCACGGGTATAAGCCCGCTGCGGGCGATAAGTACGTGGAATACGAGTATACCGTAGAGCGTGACGAAGAATACGACACAAAGCTCGGTGCGCCCATAAACTACAACGGCGTGATGAAATTCTCGGCAGGCGATATCTATTTAGCGTATAACGATGTCGTCTGCAATATGACGGAATGCGAGTTTACCGATACATCAAACAATGTCCGCAGATACTACGTCGAATACAATGCACAGCAAAGGCGCTGGGCGCTGTACTATACGGTCAACGGCGGCAATCCTGCGCTGATCTATGATACTTACAGCAACCCGATGTATTTCGGGTGGTATGCAAATTCGGGTGAGTGGACAGACGGCGCAACGCCCGGTTTTCAGGCGAACATCACGGGGAAATATCAATATGTTTCGGCATTTGGATACACAGTAGACGGAACGTTTTCCAGCGGCACAAGGGTGCGGGTGAGCACTGAGACAGAGCTAACGCTGACGAACCGCACCTACGACGTGCAGGAAACAGAAACGGTGATACCACAACCACAACCATAAAGGAGGAAGAAAAATGGCGATCACGATGATGACAGACAAAAGCGTATACGCCTGCCGCGACAACAACGGCAAGCCGCACTACCGCGCCCAGCTGATAGCCGACACTGCGGCAGAGCTTGCAGGCGTGACGGAGCAGGGCGGCGTTGTGTGGGACTT